CATTAACAGGTGATGCCGTAACAAGTATTACAATAGACACCGCCGGAAGAGGTTACTCTTTTGCTCTTATTCAATTTTCAGGCGGAGGTGGCTCCGGGGCTCAAGCAACTGTTCAATTAGGCTCAACAGAAACTCCTTCATTACAACAAGCCGTAGAATCAACAGCAGTTAGCGGAACATTAGATAGAATAGTTGTTCAAACACAAGGACTTGATTATATTACAGGGGATGCAGTAGTTACTATTACAGGTGATGGAACAAATGCAGCTGCCTCACCAATTATTAATAATGCAGGAAGCATAACAGGCGTAACAGTTACAGACCCTGGGCAGAATTATACCTTTGCAGATATTACAATTACACAAACAGTTGGTAATGGAACAGCCTTTACTGGCAGAGCAATTATTTCTCCTTACTCAGGACATGGTGGTAATGCACCAAAAGAACTTTTTGCTAAAAACTTAGGATTAACAGTTTCTTTTATTAGTGATGATAAAGACGTAATTGTAGGAAACGAATATAGACAAATTGGGCTAATTAAAAATATACAAAACTTTGGAGAAACGGCTCTGTATACAACATCAATTGGAACTCCATGTTTTGTTGTTACAGTTTCAACTCCCGATGATTGGAACTTAGATGATGAACTTACAACATCAGATGGTGGTAAGTTTAGAGTAATACAAAAATTAGATTTGGATGATGATGGAACTATAGAAACTGTTTACTTACAGGAAATATTACCCAACATTACAGTAGGTTCTATTTTTGAAAATTTAACAACGGGTTCATCTGGAATCGCTATAAATAGTGTAACGAACCCAGAGATATCAAACCATTCAGGTGAAATAGTTTATATCGACAATAGACGTCCAATTACAAGAGACGAAAAACAAGTAGAGACAATTAAGATAATAATTAACTTTTAGGAAACAACATGGCATTGAATTTAAACACAGGTCCTTATTACGATAATTTTGACCGTAGCAAAAAGTTTAGTAAAATACTATTCAAACCAGGTGTGCCTGTTCAAGCTAGAGAACTTACTCAATTACAATCTATATTAGAACAAGAGCATACAGAACATTTAGACCACATATTTAAGGAAGGAGCACCTATATTAGGAGCCAAAGGATTTATACAAAAATTTCCTTTTATTAAGATTAACGATTTAGATGCGGGTGCAGCCTCAGTTTCAAATGACACTTTAGTTAATTATGTAGGTGATACAGTAACAGGTGGCACAAGTGGAATGGTTGCTAAAATTAAATCTGTCAGAACAGGTTCAGATGGTGACGCCGTAGAAAAGAAAACACTTTATTTAGAATATATAGGTGGTGATTCCACAGGAACAAATTTACATTTTGCAGCTGGTGAAACTTTAACAGTTACATCCACAGATTCCGGAAGAAACGGAAACACTTTTGTTGTAGATAATAATACAAGTGCAGTAAATGTAACAACTAATTATTTTGGTAAAGCATTATTCTTTACTATTGAAGATGGACTTATTTACATTAATGGTAGAATCGTTGTCCACACAAAACAAACAATTAACTTAGAGCCATTTAAATTAAATGCAAGTTATCATATAGGTGTAGAGTTAGATGATAGTATTGTAACCGCAGATGATGACGCCACACTTAATGACCCAGCACAGGGAACATTTAACTATAATGCTCCTGGTGCAGACAGATATAAATTATCAACAACTATTGCTAAATTAGCATTGACTGCAGAACCAGGTGCTGACTTTGTTAGTATGTATACCGTAGAAAACGGAGAGTTCTCAAAAACAGTAGATGCTGATATTGACTTTTATGCAGAGTTAGGTAAATCACTAGCTGCCAGAACTTTTGAAGAATCAGGTAACTATGTAATTAAAAACTTTGATGTTAAAGTTAGAGAACATTTAAAAACTAACGACAATAATGGTTACAAAGCAGCACCAGACGGAGATGCTAATAAAATAGCTGTTTCAGTTTCAACAGGTATTGGTTATGTTAATGGGTTTAGAAAAAGAATCGAAGCCCCTACATATATTGATGTCCCTAAAGGAACAGATTCAGTTGTGGAAGAAGGCTTTACAGTTCCAACATCATATGGTAACTATGTAACAGTTAATGAAGTCGCAGGATTATGGGACATTGAAGAAGGTAGTATTGTAAAATTAGGCGATACTGCTTCCAATGCAGTTACAGACGGAACACACGGTTCACACGCTGCCCCATCAACAGTTATAGGACAAGCAAGAGTTAGACAACTTGTTAGGTCTAATAACACACCAGGAACTGCTTCGACAGAATATAGACTATACTTATATGACATTAGAATGACATCTAATGAATTTAAAAATGTAAGAACAATTTATTGGAGTAATTCTACAAGCAGTGGTTTTGCAGACCCTGTATTGGTAGGTGGTAATGCTATTCTTAACGAATCTAAACTTAACCAACTGGTATTTAGAAATCCTTTTTCAGCAACAAAAACATTAGCAACAGACGTAGGCAGCACATACGATAATAACTTCTTTTATCAGAAAGAATTTGACCAAACGTTTGCAAGTAACGGGCAATCATCATTATCATTAACAGGGTCTACAACTTTTCCTTATTCATCTTCTATAACCGATGCAACAGTTAATGATGTGTTTGTAATGGTAATTAAAGACTCAGTTACAATTAATGGAGTAGCATATATTCCTGGACAAGTATTCCCACTAACATCTTCTATGTTTACAAGTGTTAGTTCTAGCTCTTTAGCTATAGATGTTGGCACAGTTTCAGTTGCTTTTGATGCTAAACTTTATGTTGTTGTAAAACAAACAGACGTAGCTCCGGTTCCAAAAGAAATAAGAAAGAATAGATTTGTAACAATAGATACATCTACACACCCAGAAGGTGCTCTAGGACCTTATAACTTAGGGCATACCGACATTCTACGTATTGATGCAGTCTATATAACTGATTCATCAGGTAGTTATGTAGAAGCAGGCACAGACTATAAAGAACAGTTTATATTAGATAACGGACAAACAGATAACTTCTATGGACATGGTAAGTTAATTAAAAAATTAGGTAGTTCTGTAAGTCTAACAAATAAGAAAATAACTGTTAAATTAAGTTACTTTAACCCTAACTTTACAGCTACAACAGCAACATATTTCTCATATAACAGTTATCCTGTAGATGACACAGGAGCATCTGGTATTTACACATATGAGATACCTTTATATAGGTCAGCAAGAACAGGACTTTATGACCTACGTGATTGTCATGACTTTAGACCATATGTTCAATCGACATCAAGTGATGCTACATTACTTTCATCAGCATCAGAAAATCCGTTAGAAACTGTTCAATTAAGAAATCCAGGTGGAGCAGGGTATACAATGCCTGCACCTCACCAATCAATGACAACAGATGCCGAATATTATTTAGGTAGAATTGATAAAGTCATGTTGTCAGAAACAGGACAACTAAAAAGAATTAAAGGGGAGCCGTCAACAAAACCAATTTCTCCTTTACAAACAGCAGATGGTATGCCATTAGCAGACCTTTACATTGCACCTTATCCTTCAATCAGTCCTTTCCTTGCGAGAAAGAAAGGCAGAAAAGACTTAGGAGTAAGAGTTAAAAACCTACAAAACAAACGCTATACAATGGCGGATATAGGTCAAATTGAAAACAGAATTAATAGATTAGAATACTATACTGCTTTAAGTATGTTAGAGAAAAATACAACAGACTTAACAGTTCCAGATGCAAATGGTATTGACAGATTCAAAAATGGTATATTTGTAAATCCATTTGATTCACACGCATTAAGTAATGTATTAGACCAAGATTATAAGTGTTCTATAGACCCTAAATTTAAAACTTGTCAACCATTCTTCTTTGAGGAAAACTGGGATGCTGTTTACAATTCAACAGATTCAAACCTAGTTACTAAGACAGGAAATATTGTAACACTTCCTTATACAGCGACTTCATATAAGAAAGTATTAGTTGCATCTAAACCACGTAATTGTGTAGGTGAATTGTTATTTAATTACAAAGGAACACTTACAGTTAACCCACCTTCAGATAACTTTACAGATATAGAAGATGGTGGTGAAGTTAATATCTTAGATAACAACTTATACGACACAGTAGAAAACTTAGCACAAGGTTTAAATAATGCTAAACTAGTAAACCAATTAGATTTCGGTTGGCAAGGCGAACCTGAATCAATACCACTTTCAGAATTAAGTATTCCGGCACCACAAATTAGTGCTAGTGGAGATAGCTTTGCAGGTTCTTTTGAGAGTTCAGACTCCGCATTCTTCGGTGATACTGCTAACTTAGACGGAGCTGTAATTGGTGGTGGTCGAAGAGGTAGAACTAATATAACAGGAACCGTTGGCATGACAGGTAGTGCCAATAGTGTAACAAGTGGTGACTTCTCAGGTAGTGTTAATCTAGCTGCGACTTCTACAGGTAGCACAACATTTAATGTTTCCGGAACAACAGATGGAATTACCCTTTCAACAGATGTAATGACAGTCAGTGCAACAAAAGGCGAAGTTGTTAAAAACGGAGAGTTTGGTGCAATAACAGACGTAACATTCCAAACCTATATGAGGTCTCAGGTTGTTACTTTTGTTGGTAGAAGAATGAAACCTAATACAAGATTGTATCCATTCTTTAATGGTGATGATGTTTCAGCTCATTGTAGACCTGCAAGTTCTTCAGCCGTTGATGCGATTAGTCCAAATAGTTTTTGGTCAGACTTTGCAACAGCAGTTACAGGAGATTTTGGTGATGCTATTACAACAGATGCAGACGGAAATGTTGCAGGACAATTTAGAATACCTGCAGAAACATTCTTAGTAGGAGAAAGAATTTTAAGATTAACAGATGACTCTTTAAATAGAGACTCCTTTACAACCACATCCTGTGAAACAAAATACAGTGCTTATGGTTTAACATCAACAAAACAAACAGCAGTATTTTCAACACAAATTCCAAACATACATTTTGGTTCAACAGCAGGTAATACAGAAACTATTACAGGTATTTTAACAGACGTAAAACTAGATGGCTCTTCAGATGTAAGTATTTCTGTAGATGCTACAGCAGACTTTGAACTTAACTCCACAACATCGATAGAAGTTGATGCACAGCTTGATGGTGGTATTAATGTTATGCAAGATGACCCAATAGCACAAACATTCTTTGTTAATAATAGAGAAGGTGTTGTTGTTCCTAAAGTAGATATTTACTTTAGAACTAAGTCTGCAACTAATGGAATTGAATTACAAATTAGAGAAGTTATCAACGGTTATCCAGGAAACAAAGTTATTCCTTATGGTAGTAAAACACTATCAAGTAGCCAAGTAAATGTATCAACTGAAAGTTTATCAGGAGCAGTAACATTCTCACCAACAACATTTACATTTGATACACCAGTTTATTTAAAACCAAATGCAGAATATTGTATAGTTCTTTTACCACAAGGTAATGACCCAGACTATAATATATGGGTTGCAGAATTAGGACAAAATCAAGTAGGAACATCCAAACGAATCGTATTAGATGATATTAACTTAGGAGTCTTATTTACTTCTTCAAACAATAGAACATGGAATGCTTATCAGGCTGAAGACATGATGTTTGAAATATATAGAGCTAAGTTTGATATTAGTAATGAGGGCAGAGTTGTTCTTAATAATGATGATATTGATTGGTGTAAGTTACAAGACTTTACAGCTGGAACTCCTAAAGCAGGAGACGCATTACATGGATTTGATATAGCACTTACAAGTGGTGGGTCAGGTTATGCTGTAAATGAAATTGTTACACTAGAAAATGGTGGCGGTGGAACCGGTGCTAAAATTAAAGTCCTTACAGTTTCATCAGGTGTTATACAAACTGTTGAACTTAATGACCCGGGTTCAGGGTTTACATCTGACCCAGGTTTACTAGGGCAAACTTCAACTGATGGCTCAGGTTCGGGTGCTACATTTACTTTAACTTTAAATAGAGGCATTGTTGAAAATTATGCTAATGTTTATGGAGTTGCAAGAATTAAAAATACACATGGATTATTTGCTGCCAGTGACCTTGTAGGAAACGGCACAACTAATATGTCTATTTCCACAATAGAAAATAAAACATTTAACGAACTTAGAACTAATATAAGTTACCTAGACTTTCCAGAAACTACAATTGAATTTGAGTATGCTGGAACTAAGTCATCAGGAGTAAGTGTTCCAGGAACAGATTATAAAATATTAATTGGAGGAGTTAGAAAGAAAACACCTGAAGAGTTTGCGGTATATTCATATGCTAATGAAGCAGGAAGTTTAAGCTCTCTCAAATCATTTACTTCGAGACTTGATTTGAACTCTGATAATAATTATTTATCACCTATTATTGACCTTTCAAGAACATCGTTCCTAGGTAAGCGTAATCATATTAATAATGATTTTACAAACGAAACAAAAAATAATGGAAACGCACTTTCAAGATATATTAGTAAAAACATTATATTAGCAGACGGACAAGAAGGTGAAGATTTAAGAGTTTACTTGGCACAAAAAATGCCACTAAATACTGATATAAGAGTATATGGTAGATTCTTAGCACCTCAAGATGATGCTAACTTTAATAATGATTTAGATTATGTAGAGTTAGAGGCAGTAGAAGTTCCAGGCGTAGGTGCTGAGGAAAGTTTTGCAGACTTTACATATGCAATACCTGAGGCAAATAAAACATCAGGTGTTTATAATTATGATGTAACAAGAGTAGCAAGTGTAACTATTACAGCTGGAGGAAGTGGGTATACATCTGCACCTTCAGTAACATTTAGTGGCGGTGGTGCTACTAAACAAGCAACAGGTTACGCTGTATTAAGTGGCTCTGGTGTTTCAGAAATTATTATTACAGACCCAGGTAGAGGTTATACATCAACTCCTACTATTACAATTGCTGGCGGAGGCGGAACAGGCGCAACGGCTACAGCAACAACTGGAACTGTAACATATGAAGGTATTAAAGCTTTTGCTGTTAAGGTAGTATTCCTTTCAGACAATAGTTCATTAATACCAGAAATTAGAGAATTAAGAGCAATTGCTCTACAGGCTTAATTATAAATTTATATAAATACAATGTCCATTAAAACAGATAAATTCATAAGAGACCCAAATACAGGTGCACTTATTAGCAATGACGTTGATGGCCTCAAGTCATATAGGATGCAAAAACAAAAGGCTTCTCAAATTACAGAAATGTCCAAGGATATAAATAATTTGAAAGAAGAAATGTTAGGCATAAGAGATGCCTTACAAGAAATTTTAAACTCATTTAAACAGGAAAAGTAAGAAATGTCCACTATTACAACACGTTCAGGTAAAGGTTCTCCGTTAACAAATACGGAAGTCGACACAAACTTCACTAATTTAAACACAGATAAATATGAATCTGGTTCTGATGCTAGCTTAGCTTCATTAGATGTTACAGGTAATATTGTTTTAGGTATCGATGCCGGTGTTACAGCTGCGGGAACTACCCAAGGAACAGGAACAGCATTAACTAAAACATATAACATTGTATCCACAGCGACTGCTAACCAAGGAGTTGTTTTACCAGACGTTTCAACTGGTTTAAAATGTGTAGTTTATAACTCTACATCAGCAATTATTAAAATATATCCAGCAGCCGGAGAGTCCATAGATGACGAATCTGCAAACGTTGCTGTTACATTAAGACCAAACAAAGGTAGAGAATATGTTGGTGTTTCAGGAACACAATGGAATTCAATAGATGAAAATCCAGAAATCCTAGATATCACAGGAGACGCTACAATTGGCGGAAGTTCTACAGTAGCAGGAACATTTACTGTTACAGGTAACGCTACATTAAACGGATTAATTGCACATGGTGTTACAGCTAACGTAGCAGCTGCAGGGTCTGACCAAGGTGGAGCAACAGCATTAACAGAAACATTGAATGTTGTTACTTCTGGAACAGGCGGAGTTAAACTTCCAACAGCAGTAAGCGGAAGAACAGTTACAGTATTCAACACTTTATCAGTTGATTTAACTTTATACCCAGATTCATCAGATAACATTAATGGCGGTTCCGACGATGCAGGTATTACATTACCAGCAAATACAACTAAGACGCTATCATGTAAGGACGATGCTGCTTGGGTAAGTGTAAGACCATTGGCTGTATATAACAGCAGTGGAACTTTAGTAAATTAATTTAAACTATAAAAGGAGATAGTCCCCATGGCAGGACCACTAAAAATAAAAGCAAGTTCGTTCCCGGTATCTGCCACATCTTTTGAAGGTGTGCAAGAACTTACAGATGTCGAAATTAAGGATACAATTGCTTATGTTTTAACAAAGAAATTTTCAGATGATACAGATGGTTCTGGGACTGCTGAATTAAACATTAACGGTTCAGGAACTTCCATAGGGACATTTACTAACAGAGAAAGACAAGAATCAGTTGGAACTCACCCAGCTGCCGGAACTCTTACATCCACAGTATACGACTTTAAACAAATTACAAGTGCAGCCACAGAGTCTGTAACAAGACCTGCTAGGTTCGATGGTGATAGCGTTGCTGAAATGACAGACGGTGAAATAGATACTGAAATTTTAGATAAAGTTATTACAGCTATGGTAACTGATGATGAACATACAACAGGTATCTATAAAATCTCAACAACAACACCTACCTCAGGTGGGACTTGGACATCACGTTATACAATCGCAGAAACACAAGTTGACGGAACAGATGTAACATATTACTTATGGCAAAAAACAACAGCTAATACAACTCCAGCAACAGATAGAAATTTCCCTGTTAAATTAGATGGTGAAAGTGTTGTTGAAATGACACAGGCAGAATTGGAATCATTAACAGCTGCCATGAGAAACAGAATTATTACTACAGGTGTTGGCACATATTTACTAGATAGCTCTACACCGAGTGCAACAGGAACATGGGTATTGATGGGCTCTGCAATGGACGATATTATTAAGTCTATTGCTAGCATAGCTTATGCAGGTGCTTATTCCTCAGAGTTTACAGGTTACTATATAACAAACTTTGCAGGAGCATATGCCAACAACTTTACAGGTTATTACACAGGAAACTTTACAGGAGCATACACACTTTACTATGGTGGTTATGTAGGTGGATATTTTTCCGGAACATATTCAAGTAATTTTGCAGGAACATATACTGGTTACTTTACAGGTTATTATGCTGGTGCTTTTGCAGGTAACTATACTGGTTACTTCACTGGTTACTATGCGGGTAATACAATTCAAACAACTCCGCAAACTCAGGAAACAAAACACCTTTACATTAGAACCGCATAAATAAACATATAACGTTTATTATTGGAGATATATTATGAGCGAGGAAAAACAATTTCCTAAATTTAAAAACCCCTATTATTCAAATAGGGAAACAGGTCAAATCACCGCAGAGATGCTTATCGGGTCAGATTACTCTAGGGTAGTCATCAACCCACCCACCGAAGAAGGGCTAGTTAATGCCGACTATGAGGAAATCCTAGCAGAGTTTGGTGAAGATACTATTGAAGCAAGAACAGTTGAACTTGAAACAATACACCACAAACACAAAGAAGCACAAAAAGAACAAGAAGAAGCAAAACGTGATAGAATAAAACAGGAGTCTTTATTTAATGCTAAGATGGAAGCATTTGAAATACAAGAAATTAAGGATTCTGAAAACGCCGAACTTAAAAAGAAACTTAGAAAATCCACTACACTAATCGAAGTTCAAGCATGGTCAACTATCATTATACAGGAACAATATAACAAGAATGGATAATGGATATCTGCTAGTTGCATCTGTAGATAAACAATATTATGAGGCAGCAATTAAACTTGCCGAATCTATATTAGACTTTGACCCTCGTGCTAAAATAGCATTGTTTACTCATACAGAATGGATAGAAAATGATGAACGTGTTCAACGTTTATTTTATCATATAGATGGAACAGCTCCCAATAGCATACGTGCTAAACTTTGGGCTTTACCACAAACACCCTTTGAAACAACTCTTTATATAGACGTAGATGCGGTAGTCCAGCATGAGGACATCTCTACGGTGTTTGATTTATTAGGTGATAACGATATACTGTTTACACGTAATAGGCCCTACAATGCTAAGATAACAAAGCTAAGCGACAATGAAGAAATGATTTATCATTGTGGATTGTTTTTATATAACAATAAGCCTAATACTTTAAAACTAATGAAAATGTGGAATGAAAATTGGCACAAACAACAGGAGCCTGATTGGGAACATAAGTATAAGAATTTAGGAGTAACACCTTGGGATACGTTTACAATGTGGGATTTATTAAACAATACAGAGTTTAAAGATACTATAAAGGTAGGAGTTTTTCCAACTCCAGATGCGAGATGGAACTTTGTAAATGGATATAAATATTCAGAGTTAAATAATGAAGATATTGTAATATATCATTATACTCTGAGTCGTGTTAAGCCGGGTCTTTCTTTATAACTAGTTTAATAACTTTTTGTAGTCTTCCAGCTTTCATCATTTTATGAAATCTTTTAAAAATTTTACTCATATACTATATATAAGAGTTTGTTACAAGATTGTAACAAATGTAACAAAACTGTAATAATTATGAAAATAATAGAAATAGGCCCACAATTAAATAATATATTAACAACACACTCTGATTGGTTTTTCTCACAGGAAGACTATTTAGAACTGCCTGACTCGCCCTGTGAAATAAAGGAACATACACATACGATACAAAGTGCTTGTGGAGAGGAATACTTAGCAGAGGTGCAAGCTAAGGGTAGAGACCATAGGGGAGTTCCGGAAATATCTAGAGCAACTTCCTTTCAAACTGATATGTGGGTTCCAAAAAAATATAAAGAAGAATCTAAAAGAATAAACAAAGAACTATTAGATTTTTTAGGTGCAAAGTTTAGTGCTGTTCACGTATTTTACAAACCAGATTGTTTTATGTCTTGGCATTGTAATTGGGATTGTCCTGGATATAATGTGTTATTAAGTTATAATAAAACAGGCAATGGTTTCTTTAGATATCAAGACCCAATAACAAAAGAAATTGTTACTATGGAAGACACGCCTGGCTGGTCATGTAAGGTCGGTTACTTTGGTGGACATGAAGAAGAAGATAAAATATTCTGGCATACCGCAGGCTCATATGAACCAAGAATTACATTTGGTTTTGTAGTCCCACATAAAGGTATGTGGGAAATGATGATAGAGGATATTGGAGATTAACCTAACGTTTGTCTTTGTCCTATAACCATAAACCTATCATATTCTTTTTTACCGTCCCAAGAATAATAGTTTTGTTTTTTAACACCCTCAAAGCCTATCTCATCTAAGGAGACTTGTTCTTTTAAGGCTTCTAAAGTATTAACACAATTAATACCATACATTTCTTCTACAACATTAGAATTTTGAACAGCAAATATACTAATAGGATTTTTAGTAGTTAGTTCTTTTAATGGATACATCTGCTCTGTGTGAATACAAATAACAATGTCAACATCTATTTTATTTAAATTGTCAAACTCAAAAGGAATGTCTAAGTTGTGGTGTCTTGTTTTAATAAATTTATCTTGTGAATAATGTTTGTGAAATAATTTACTAAGTTCAATGGCTTCATCATCTATATCAACTAAATGTAATTGTGAAACATCTATATTTTCACATAGTAAAGGAACAAGAGGAACACCTAACCAAGAATTTAAAATTAAAACACGCATACTACCCTGTTTAAGATAATATTCATCTATATAATTTTTTAATTCTTCAACTAGCCATATGCTAGCATCCATATTATTTTGTTCAAGACTTTGCCTAAAGTCTGTAAGTTTATGAGGCATTCTACGTTCTATTACTTGGAGAGCCTCTCCCCAATATTTAAAGTTATTTAAAAAATTAAAATTTAACATCTTCACTTTTTCCCATTGAATCGAATATACATACATAAGGTAAATCCCTAAACACGTGCTTAGTCGTGTCTTGAGGATATAAGTAGCCGTGATTAAAACTATAAACCCATCCTACAGGAAAAAGTTTTTGTTTAACAACACGTCTATTATAAAAGAAGTTATCCAAACCTCTATAATACCAAAGTATCTGCTTCTTATATTTATTAAAATAATCGGTAAGTTCCTGTGTATTTAAGGAATCATTCCACCGTAATACAGAACTATTTAAATCTGTATATTTGTGAGGTATGTGTCTAGTATTTTTATATGATGCATCTAAATCGTGCCACCATGTTTTAACAAAACATAAACTATCCTCACATTCAAAGTTAGCAAAAATATCTATGTTCTTTTGAATAATAGTATCCAAGTCAAAAAACATTTTTTCGCCTTCTTGTTTTACAATCATTGGGTCAAACAAATACATCTTGTTCCACCATTTTTGTAATTTGTTATTCTCAGGAAATTCTAAAACATTTATTTCCTCAGATAAACCCGTGGCATCTTCTGTTAAACAATAAAAAGTAAAGTCTTGTGTTAAGTGTTCTTTACAAGACGCAAGGATTTGTTCTACGTGTTGAGCAGAATATTTAGTCCCCCATTTTACTGTATAAATGTTCATCGCCAATGTGCTAATAATTCTGGGTCTGCCAATTCATCTTGTTTTGTGCTACCCCTACTACCATCTTCAAAAGGTAATAAGTCAACATTAAATACGCACAAAATACAATTAGGTCTATAAATTTTTATATTAAGGTCATCCTCTTCCCAGCTACGACCTCTATTATATGAGTATGCCATCCAACTAGGAAAGTGGTCCCAAAGTTTTTTACCATAGTCTCCCCAACGCCAACTATGATAGTTATCTGTTCCATCTGTATATGTAAACCATATTTTTTCTTGATGTTCTAAAACATCGTTCCATATAGGTTCACATTGGTCATCACTCCAAACTTGACAACTGCCATTAGTATAGGCACCATGAGCAAGTTTAAACCTTCTGGTGCTCATAGGTTGTGGGTCCTGCCACCAACTTCTTAATTTAGTAGGCTGTTCAGTATTATATGTAAGTATAGGTTCTAAGGAATTTTGTATAATAACATCTAAGTCAAAGAATATAAAACGACCTGTAGGTTTATCTTCTGCAAAATTGTGGGTATTAAAAACAAAAGTTTTAGGCCTATCCCAACACCTAGCCATACCATATTTAAAGTCGTCTTTTTGAAACCAGTATTTAGGATGTATGTCTGGTATATCAGGAAATGGAATAACTTTTATATCATCATCAAGGCCTTCAGGTTTATCTGTATAACAATAAAAATGAAAATCATAATGGTCCGGAGTATTCCTTTTTGCCATATTTTTTAAACGATTAACAAAGTGTGGGCCATACTTATCGCCCCACTTAGAACATATTGCATTAACACGCATTATCACAATCTCCACATTTTGCTTTACATATCGGTAAAGGGTTTCTACGTAAATGTTCACTTATGTTTTGAACATCACTATTATATATTACTTCATGCACAGTGATTTTTGAAGCATCACTATACTGCCAATTATAAGGATAGTCTAAAGGATGGTATGGAAATAATTTATTTTCCCAAACATCTCTTCCTATATAGGAACATGGAAATAAATTACTCTTACTGTTTATATAAAAATACCCGCTTTTTCTAGCATCACACCATACAGGGTCTTTATCCTTTATCTTTTTTCTTATATTTCTTAATTCAATTCCTTTTTTAAATTCTTTTAATGTATCTAAATTAACAGGAACATTTTTATCTGTTTGAATTTGTTCCTCAAGTTTTTCTATCTTCGTCTGTTCTTCTTGTTTTACAACTTCTATTGTATCAACATAATCTAATTTAACACCCTCTTGGAATGTTTGTAAACGCACAGAGCAATTTTGTTCTTGGAAGTAGTTACAAATACGTTCTAAATCTTCTACATGAATAGGGTCTGTTATCTCACAAACAAACGTAACCCAGTTCACTGGATATTTATCAAAGATAGTTTTAATACTATTGAGGTTATGTTCATAGCCATCTACAAATATATCATTAAATTCATTATTAGTATCATTTCTTTTTGTTGATAATTGTATCATTGCACCATCTGGCTTTTCATCATATAGACCTTTATAAAGGTCACTATACTCTTCGCCATAACTTTGAAAGTATTTAAATAACGTATTGTCATCTGTGGAACCTTTTTGATTAAGGACACGTAATAATTCCTCTCGTGGCATAATGTTATACAACATACGAAATACTTCTTCATATTCCTCATCATAAAATAATTCTGTAAGATGATAAAAATAATATTTTTTATAAAGTTCTGCACATTCATCATATGTTGCGTGCTGAAAAAATACTGAGGGTCCTTCAGTTTTATATCTTTCCATTAACCAGTCTTCTTTTTGTAAGGCAAACAACTCATCAAAGTTTTCACATAGTTCTTCCCCTGTAAGATTCCACATCATACTTTGGTCGCCGTGTTGTATATCCCATACTTCCGGAAAGGCTTCTTTAAAAGTTAAGTGAACAGAAACAATATCATTGTTATTATATGATTCTAATATTTGTTCATGTGCATTAAAATTTAAATACCTGTCAGTTAAACTTCTATTGTTTAACCAATCAAACTCTAACCAGTTTCTCATATGTGGAAATTGTGTATGGTTTTGTTTCCAGTCTCTACCAAATCTGGGAAACTCATCTAAATATTTTTCTGCTAATTGTGTATAATTTTCTGCATCTAATAGTTCTCTTATTTTTACTAAATCTTTTGTATTGTAATTAAAGAACTCTTTCGGTAATTTAGGTAACCACAATCTTTCAAAATCATCTTTGCCGTGCCAATGTATTAATAAGTCATAGTCCTTTTTAATCTCATGCGGTTTAAATTGTTCGCCTGCATTAGGAGTTATATCAACATTAAACAAAGCTACTTTAGCTTCCTCTCTATATAAATGAGGTCTTACATCTTTACCAAACTCTTGTCCCCTATTATAACTGTAATACCATTCCTTAGGTAGGAAGTTCCAAAAGTTTTTGCCTACTACCATGTCCTCTCTATAATAATGATAGTTGTCGCTACCTTTAAAGAAAGTTTTGAATACGGTGTCTTGGTGTTTTATTACATCATCATATATTTTTTCACATTGATTGCCGTTCCATAACATAATACTAGAGTTATATAATGAACCTCGCATATCAGTAAACCGTCTGTTCTTTAACACAGACGGGTCTTCCCAATTAGAGTATAACATTGTGGGTTGTTCTGTGGCTATATCAAAAAACTCATCTATATTATTTTGTATAATAATATCTAAGTCCATATAACAAAATGGTCCTTTTGTTTTTAGCCAATGGTGGGAATTGAATATAAGAAACTTGGGTCTATCCCAACAATAGTTTTCCTTACCAAACCAATAGTCAGGATGCAAGGGTTTGACGTGAGGTATATTCCTTGTTATAATATGTTTATCTAATCCACTTACATCATCAGTATAACAAATAAACTTAAAACGCTTACTGTATTTACGACTGACCATGCCGTATAAATTATTTACATAATCTGGGCTATATCTATTTCCCCACTTTATGCAAAGAAAGTGCATCATAATATTTTACATCTGCTCCTGGAAATTGTTCTTGTCCATTTAATAACGCTACTGTATATTCTGGTCTATATTTAAAACTTTGATTGTCTTCTTTAGTTGCACCATATACATAGGAATAGATAAGTTGTTCTGGGAAATGTTTGAAATCACACTCATGCCAAAAGAATCTATCATCGCCACCTACATATTTTGTCATATAGTAGTCTTCATCTTTTAAAAATTTTTCTACAATATTTATAGCAGATCTACCTGTCCAGGATAGAACACTGGAGTTATAATTACCCAAGTAATTTAATTTAATATCTTGATTGTAAACTCTTTCGGTAGGAAAATTTTTATCTTTCCAATGAGTATAAACTATTGTATTACTATTATAACTCGATTTCCATAAGATGTCAATACTTTTTTGTATGTTTATATCCAAATCAAAATACAAAACATGGCCCAAATCTGTTTGCTGTAACATAAGAACTTTATTCCAATGCCCATACTCGGGGTCTAGCGGTCTTGTTTCTATAGCAGGGTCTATATCAGTAGGGTCATCTGTTAAACAGACATAATTATACTTGCCATTTGTTTTTTCATAAATATCATTAACAGAGTCAGCACTAAACTTATTGCCGTATTTGATTGTTAATATAGTTTGCATATCTTATAAATATTGTTATGGCAACAATACAAAACATCGTTATCGACCAGGGGACCACATTTAGTTTAGAGCTAACTCTAACAAATGATGATGGGTCCGCAACCGATTTAACGGATTATACTGTTTCCTCTCAGATGAGAAAAAGTCATTACTCTACTACTTATACAAGTTTTACTACAAATAAAGTTAATTTAACAGGAGTTATTACCATTTCATTAACAGCTACACAGACATCAGAACTAAAAGCTGGAAGGTATGTGTATGATATTGAAATTACATCATCAGAAGAAACTGTTAGAGTATTAGAGGGTATTGTTACTGTAACTCCGGAGGTAACCAAATAATGGCAATCAAAGTAAGTGCTACAAGAGGCGCAACTAAAGTATCAGTTAATACAGTAAACACTGGCTCGCAAAGAGTAACAAGTGCTTCATTACAACAATTATCAAATGTAGATACAACAGGAGGCTTAGAGGATGGATACACTCTAGTTTATGATGAAGACACAGGAAAATGGGTAGCACAAGAGCTCAGTTCTTCTGTTCAATTAGATGTTTTAGATGGCGGAACCTACTAAAATAAAAAGTAGGATTTGTATAAATAAAATGGTATAAAACATATAATCAACAACTTTTACATTATAAAAGACAAAGCCCATAAGGGTAAATTTTAATCCAAGGAGAAAATTAATGGCAACAGTAATTCAAATTAAGAGAAGTGTCAATGATACTGCTCCATCAACATCGGATTTAAGTGAAGGAGAATTAGCCTATAGCCAAGATAAATCAGGCGATGGTGCTAATGCGATACTTTACATTGAATCAGTTGATTCTAGTAACGCTCAAGTTATTCAGAAAATTGGTGGTAAATATTATACAGACATTATCGATGGCGCTACGGATTCTAACACTGCTTCCAAACTAGTTAAAAGAGATGGTAGTGGAAACTTTAGTGCAGGCACAATCACAGCAGCCTTAACAGGTAACGTAACAGGAACAGTTTCAGACGTTTCTAACCATGACACAGATGATATTTCAGAAGGTTCAAGTAATCTTTATTTTACAGATGCAAGAGCTAGAGGTGCTATTAGTGCTTCTGGTGATATTTCATATGACAGTTCAACTGGTGTTATTAGTTTTACTAATGATGCTGGAGACATTGAAAGTGTTGTTGCCGGTTCTGGTTTAACAGGTGGCGGAACAACAGGTGATGTTACACTAAACATTGGCGCAGGAACAGGTATTACTGTAGCTGCCGATACAGTTGGTTTAACAGACACAGGTGTTACAGCTGATTCATACGGTTCAACAACAGCAATTCCAGTCCTTACAGTTAATGCACAGGGACAAATTACAGCTGCAACAACAGCAGCCATTGCTACTTCATTCACACTTTCAGATGGTTCTAACACAGATACATTTAGTGGCGGTGAAACATTAACATTCAGTGGTGTATCAAACGAAACAGACATCACAGTATCTGACAATGAAGTAACAGTAGGTTTGGTTACTAACCCAACAATTGGTGGTAACTTAACAGTTTCAGGTAACATGACAGTTGCAGGAACAACAACTTCTGTTAATTCAACAAACTTAGAAGTTAATGACCCACTATTTAAAATGGGTGCGAACAACGATTCATCAGACGCAATTGACTTAGGTTTTTATGGTTTGTATGATACATCAGGTTCACAAGACTTATTTGCAGGTTTGTTCAGAGATGCAAACGACGGTAAATGGAAACTGTTTAAAGATTCACAATCCGAACCAACAACAACTGTTGACACTACAGCAACAGGATATAGTGTTGCTACTTTAGTTGCCAACCTCGAAGGCGATGTTACTGGTTCATTAACAGGCGGAACTGTTAGCGGACTAAGTGCAGCAATCGGTGTTGCAGACGGTGGAACAGGTGCAGGAACATTTACATCAAATGGTATTGTATTCGGTAACGGAACAGGCGCATTACAAGTAACAGCAGCCGGAACAGATGGTCAAGTTCTAATTTCCAATAGTGGAACACCAGAATTTACATCATCATTAGACGGCGGTTCTTACTAGGTCTTACTAAATTTGGGGGTCTTTCAATCAGGCCCCCTTTTACAGGATAATTAAATTATGGAATATAAAAGTGAAGGGGCAAAAAAGCCGGCAGGGAATAAAGTCCTTGACCATTATTTAAACTCATTGGCTGGTAAAGTTAATGAATTAAATTTAAATAAAATATTTTTAGAGTCTCAACTGGCAATGAAGAACGAGGAAATACAAGAATTAACCGTTCAATTACAAAATGTGCCAGAAGTAAAAGACGACGAAGAAGATGATGAGAAATTTATTTCTATGAAAAAAGACTTATCTGATGCAAAGAAAAAAATAGCTCAGTTAAGTCAAGAATTAAAAAGTTCTGAATTTAAGCAAGGCGGAGATTCAGAGTTAGTGGAAAAATTAAGACAAAAAAACTTAAAACTTGAAAGTCAGTTACATGAATTACAAGTTGCAAGGAGAAAAGATAGGAAACAATAATAAATGGCTATTACTTTAAAACCAAAAAGAAGTGAAACAAACGGAGCTGTTCCAACGGCTGGAGACTTAGAAGTCGGCGAATTAGCTATGAACCCAACGAACAAGAAATTGTTCACAAAAGATACATCGGGAAATATTATTACAGTTGCTAACTATTCAGTTGGTGACCCTAATCTTATTTTTCCAATTGGTGACTATGGAGATTTAACTGATACCGCAGTAGACGCTTTCGGTATCTCAATAGCTACAGCCTTTGATTGTCAGAATCCAACAAACGATTTGACAATTGAAGACTTGGGCGAATTAAGTTAGAGAGGAATAACTAATGCCAAAGAAAGTTCAATTTAGACGAGGAACAGGAACACAAAATGATGCTTTTACCGGCGAAGAAGGTGAAATCACAATGAACACAAGCAATAATTCTATTAGAATTCATGACGGTTCTACAGCAGGTGGACACGAAATGATGAAAGTAGATTTAAGTAATATGGAAGATGGTTCTTCTTTAGACGGCGGTTCTTATTAAAACATTTTGCATTTATAAATAGAATAACAGGAGATATTAAAAATGCCAACTCAGGTCCAATTTAGAAGAGGAACAGATTCTCAATCAAGCAGTTTCACGGGAGCAGCCGGTGAAATTACAATCAATTTAACCAACGACAGTATTCACGTCCATGACGGTTCTACTGCAGGCGGATTTGAGTTAGCAAGAGCTGACTTAAGCAACGCTGAAGGAACTACTGTTGCTGCAGGAACAGGTATTACTAAGGTCGGAACAACACTTAGTATTGGCCAGGATGTAGCAACAACAGCTAACGTTACATTTAATAACGTAGATGTAGATGGAACACTTACAATAGGTGGAACAACTACAACATCAGGAAGTATTATTCCAGACGCCGACGTCTCATATGACTTAGGTTCTGCTAGTTACCAATGGCGAGACGTATACGTTGGTCCAGGTTCATTATATGTTAATGGTCAAAAAGTATTAGAAGATAGTTCAGGAACAATTGTTGTTTCTGCAGACGATGACCAAAACCTACAAATGAAAACAGCAGGAAGTGGAGACATAGAATTTAATCCATCAGGCACAGGTATTATCCAAGTTAAAGGCACATTGCAAATGTTGGATGGCGAAAACATTACTAACAGTGCAGGTAACGCTGTTACATTTGGTAGTGGTTTAGAGTCAGATTCACTTGCATCAGCATCAACAGATACAGATTTAACATTAAGTGGTAACGGAACAGGTAATGTTGTTGTTTCAGATAGTTTAACAGTTTCAGGTAACTTAACCGTTTCAGGAACTACAACAACTGTAAACTCCGAAACAATTTCACTTGCAGATAACTTAATCGATTTAAACAGTAACTTCACTTCAGGGTCTCCTACTGAAGATGCAGGTATACGTATAATGAGAGGTGACTCTAGCAATACTCAATTAAGATGGAACGAAACATCTGACCAATGGGAATTTACAAATGACGGTTCCTCATACGTTAAAATCGCAACAGACACAGACGACCTTGCAGAAGGTTCAACTAATGAATACTTTACAAACACTAGAGCAAGAAACGCTATTGGTGTTTCAGGTGGCGGACTTACATACGATGCCAGCACAGGTGTTGTTACAATTGCAGATGTTCCGACATCAAATGTTGATGGATTAGACACAGCTTTAGGTCTTAAAGCACCGTTGGCTTCACCAGACCTTACTGGTTCACCGACTGCTCCAACAGCAGCCACAGGAACTAATACAACACAGATTGCTTCAACAGCATTCGTTCAACAAGAATTAGACGCGCTAAGAGCAGAACTATACGCTTACGACGCTAGTTAATAATTAGACTTTAGTTACAAGAAAGGTCCGTTAAGGGCCTTTTTTGTGCCTGCCTATTTCGTTTTGTATAAATAGTAACATTAAAGGAATTACTTATGGCACTTTCAACAAGACAACAATTAATAGATTATTGTTTACGTAGATTAGGATTCCCTGTTATAGAAATTAATGTAGATGACGGGCAAATATCAGACAGAATAGATGATGCCTTACAACTCTGGCAAGAATATCACTTTGATGGCACCGAAAGAGTTTACATAAAAAGACAACTAACAGGAACCGAATTAAATATACAAAACTCTGTTGCTAATAATTTTACAGTAGGTGAAAAAGTTACAGGTTCTACATCAGGAGCATCTGCAAAAATTACCTCAATTGCATCTAACTTTCAATTTATCGTAGATGATATTAAGAAGGGTGACTTTGTTGCATCTGAAACAATTACCGGTGACCAATCAGGTCAAACAGCAACATTATCTACTACCACACCGTTTACAAAAGGAGATTTAGAAAACGGATATATTCCTATAGGCGATAGTATTTTAGGTGTTACAAAAATGTGGAAATTTGGTGCCGTTGTAGGTAGTAAATCAGATGGACTATTTGATGTTGATTACCAATTTGCCTTAAACGATTTGTATAATTTATTAAGTGCAGACGTTACATATTATTCAATGGTTAAAACACATATGAACGTATTGGAGTCCTTGTTTGTAACCGAGAGACAGATACGTTTTAATAGAAAAACAGATAAACTTTACATTGATACCGACATGGATAAAACATTTAATGTAGGGGATTACGTAATTGCTGAAGGCTGGGCTTTATTAGACCCTGAAACATACACAGAAGTCTATGACGATATGTGGCTTAAAAGATATGCAACTTCATTGATTAAAAGACAATGGGGTGAGAACATGAAGAAGTTTGGTGGAATACAAATGCCAGGTGGAGTTACTTTAAATGGTGACCAAATTTATGCAGAAGCAGTAAATGAGATTGCAACTATAGAAGATGAGATGCAAATCAGATACGAACTCCCACCAACATTTATGACAGGGTAAACCATGCCTACAAATTTTTACTTTCAATCTGGAAATACATCTGGCACCGATAGTGAACAACTATTAGTGGAAGACCTAATCATTGAAAGTATTAAAATTTACGGACATGATGTTTACTATATGCCTAGAACATTAGTAACAAGAGATGAAATATTTGATGAGGACGCTTTAAGTAAATTTGAAGAAGCCTTTCCATTAGAAATGTATTTGGAAAACGTCAATGGTTACGATGGAGAGGGAGAATTATTCCAACGTTTTGGTTTAGAAGTTAGAGACCAAGCTACTTTTGTTTTGCCTAGAAGGCGATGGAATCAGTTAGTAGATTATAGTGGAGGAACGTTTCTTCAAAGTGGTAGCAGGCCTATGGAAGGAGATATGTTATTCTTTCCTAAAACTAATTCATTGTTTGAAATTAAAATGGTTGAGTTTCAAGACCCGTTTTATCAACTAGGAAAACTCTATACGTTTAAACTTATATGCGAACTTGCAGAATATAGTTCTGAAAGGATTAATACAGGCAGAACTGAGATTGATAGAATTGAGGAAGATAATAGTGTTGATACATATCTTTACCAATTACTATTAGAAGATAGCAGTATGTTTAAACTGGAAGACAACGGTTACTTTATTACTGAGGACTTTGCTATTAAACCTGCAACACAGGGCGACAATGCAGATTTTGACACCATAGAAGTAGCAGAAGATATATTAGACTTTAGTGAAAGTAATCCGTTTGGAGAGTTATAATGTTAAAAGGTAAAAATTTTTATCACCAACATATACGTAAGGCTATTATAGCTTTTGGAACTATATTTAATAACATAGTTATTGAACGTAAAAATACTTCTGGAGTTATAGAACAATCCATAAGAGTCCCTTTAGCCTATTCAACAAAACAAAAGTTCTTATCTAGAATAGAACAAATACCGACAGTTGAAAGTAGAGGAGAGGTTGCTATTGTTTTACCTCGTATGGGGTTTGAGATTACTTCATTACAATATGATGCCTCTAGAAAGATATCACAAATTAATAAACACATTAAATCTAATACTACTGATTCTTTAAGTGTTAAGCGACAATTTGTTTCTACTCCATATGACTTAAACTTATCTTTATATATATTTGCGAAGAATCAAGAAGACGGGTTAGGAATATTAGAACAAATTCTTCCTTACTTTAATCCTGACTTTAATATAACAATTAATGATTTGCCTGAGATGGATATTAAACGAGATATTAAAGTTGTGTTAGATAATATTAATTATGAGGATAACACTTCAGGAACATTTGCTGCCAGACAAAGTATCGTTTGGACATTAAACTTTAATATGAAACTTAATTTCTATGGTCATGTTGCGAATGAGGGTATTATACGTAGAGCAATTGCTAACGCTTTTACACAAATAGATACAGGCGGAGAAGGAACAAAAATAACTGCTTCAGTTCAACCAGGAACTGCTACAGCTACAGCAACAATAAGTTCTGGTAGTATAGATAGTATTAATTTAACATATGCTGGCACAGGCTATGTGAAAGAGCCTAATGTTACTATAGAAGGTAATGGTAGAGCTCATGCTGTAATGATTGAAGACAGAATTAAAGAAATAATAATAGATGATGTAGGGTCTGGATATGTTACTGCACCAGCAATTACAATAGAATCCCCTTTAAATGGTGATGATGTAATTACAATAGAAGACCCATATAGATTCCTAGTGGAGTTTGATAAAATATAATGGAAACAAAAGATAATAAAATATTTGAAGCCTTAGATAAAACATTTGATACGGTGACAAAAGACCTTAAAGTTAAGGTTCCTGAAATAAAAAAAGGAACTGTAGATGAGGATTTTGAAGAAGCCCGAGGTGTTTTAAAAAGAGCTATGGCTTATAGTGAATCTACTATTCAAGGTATATTAGCAGTTGCACAAAATAGTGATAACCCCAGAGCATACGAAGTGGCAGCACAGGCAATTAAAAACTTGGGCGACCAAGCACTTCAAGCTATGGATATACAAGAGAAAAAACAAAAAATAGAAAATGCTGATGAAAATAAACCCAAACAAATTGGCACTCAAAACAACATAGTATTTAATGGAAGCACTTCCGACCTCTTAAAAGCAATACAAAAAGAGAACGAAAAGGTAATTGAACATGAGTCAACAGATGACGGAGACAACTGATACAAGTTCATATCACGGTAACCCCAATCTTAAACCAGTAGCATATAAGCATGACTGGACAAAGGAACAGTTATCGGAGTATATGAAATGTAAAGACGACCCCAAATATTTTATAGAAAACTATTGTCAAATAGTTACGCTTGATAAAGGATTGCAACCCTTTAAACTTTACGAATGTCAAAAACGTAAAGTCGATTTTATTATGGGTAATCGTAAAACTATATTAATGGAAGGCAGACAGCAGGGTAAAACTATTACGGCAGCTGCCTGTATATTACATTACAGTATATTTAACGATAGTAAAACTGTAGCTATTATGGCAAACAAAAGCACAGCAGCCAGAGAAGTATTAAGTAGATATCAGATAATGTATGAACAATTACCTTTATGGATGCAACAGGGTGTAAAGACGTGGAACAAAGGAGACGTTGATTTAGAAAATGGCTCACGTGTTTTTACAGCAGCTACAACGGCATCTGGTATTAGGGGTAAGTCTGTTAATTGGCTTTACATTGATGAGGCTGCTATTATACCAAACAATGTTGCTGAGGAGTTTTTTACTTCTGTTTATCCGACAATTTCTGCTGGTGAAACAACTAAAATTTTACTTACATCTACACCATTAGGTTACAATCATTTTTGGAAGTTTTGGAACGAAGCCGAGAAAGGCACAAACGGTTTTAAAAATATGTTTATTCACTATACCGAAATACCAGGTAGAGATGATAAGTGGGCTGAGGAACAATTAGGGTTATTAGGGGAACTTAAATTTAACCAAGAGGTTTTATGCGAATTTTTAGGTTCATCTAATACACTTATTAATAGTAAAACAATAGGAAGTCTTAGTTCTATTGAACCAATATACACAAACGATGGATTAGACATATATGTAAATCCGGAAAAAAATAAATATTATGTATTAGTTGCAGATGTAGCACGAGGTATAGGAGGAGATTACTCCGCTTTTGTTGTTATAGATGTAACTGAGATGCCCTACAAAGTAGTGGCAAAGTATAGACATAACAAAATAGCACCAATGCTTTATCCTAATGTAATAGATAAAGTAGGCAAGGACTATAATAATGCCTTTGTATTACTGGAAAGTAATGATATAGGCCAACAGGTTGTAGATATACTTCATTCAGAATGTGAATATGAAAATATTTTTACAACTATACAAGAAAATAATAAACAATATATAACACCCGGATTCGGTAGAGCTACCAAATTAGGAGTTACAACATCCAAAGCAGTAAAACGTCAAGGATGTTTTGCATTTAAAAGTTTAATGGAGGAGCGTAAACTTTTAGTATTTGATGCGGAAATAATACAAGAACTATCTACTTTTATAGAACGAGGAAATTCTTATCAAGCAGACGAGGGTTATCACGATGACCTAGCAATGTGTCTTGTGTTGTTTGGTTGGGTAACAACCAACTCTTTCTTCGGGGATTTAACTAATGTCCAAGTAAGACAAGGGTTATATAATGCAGAAATGAGAGAAATCGAAAATGATTTGACTCCTTTTGGAGTTATTGATAACGGTATAGCTCCGGAGACAGAAGTTTTCGGGGGCGATCTCTGGGTTTTTGAAGACACAAAATTAAAAGAATTATAAATATTCTTAGTAAATATAAATAAGTATTAACACTTAAAAATAAAGGAGAAAAACATGGCTTTTCAGCTTTCCCCAGGTGTATTAATAAGGGAACAAGACGCTACTAATGTTGTTCCAGCAGTCGCTACTACGGTAGGTGGATTTGTTGGTAACTTCCAGTGGGGTCCTGCAAGGCAAATTTTAAACATAGATTCAGAAAATAATCTAGTTTCAAGATTTGGCAAACCCGATGACAATACAGCACAAGATTTTATGACTGCTTCTTCTTTCTTAGCATATGGCTCATCTCTATTAACAATTAGAGAAGTTGGCTCAACAGCCAGAAACGCTATATCAAACGGAACAGCAGTTTTAATTAGAAATGAATCTGAATATGAAGCCTCATACGAAGGTGGCGCAGGTGCCGTTGGAATGTGGGCAGCTAAATATCCAGGTGAAATTGGAAACTCTTTAGAAGTTAGCTTTGCTGATTACGCATCCTTTGATGCTACATCGGTTGCTTCTGTAACAGTATCAGACGGTGGAACAGGTTATACATCTGCACCTACAGTAACATTTGATTCACCTCCAGGTGTAGGAGTTACTACTGTGGCAGCAACAGGAACAGCAACTTTAGACGGGTCTACAGTTTCAGCAATTACAGTAACACAACCAGGTTTTGGATATACATCTGCACCTAGCGTAACTATATCAGGTGGCGGTGGCTCAGGTGCTACAGCTACAGCAGTATTAACAACTGCTTGGTCATATGCAGGTCAATTTGATGGCAGACCTACTTCAACATCAAATGCTAGAGCAAATTCAGTAGATTTAGACGCTATGCACATTATTGTTGTAGACAAAGGTGGTAAGTTTACTGGAACAGCAGGAACAGTTTTAGAAAAATTCTCTAACGTTTCAAAAGCTTCAGACGCTAAAGATTCATTAAACCAAACAAATTTTTATAAAAAAGTAATTAATTCTAGAAGTAAATATGTATGGTGGATGGACCACCCTGCAGATAGCAATGCTAGTAACTTCGGTAATGACTTTTCAACAATAGTATCTAGCCATAATGGGTTATTTGGATTTGTTCCAAGTGGTAACTCAGAATTAACAGTTAGACTTACATTAGGTGTAACAAATGCACCTGCAGATGGTGATTTACAATCAGGGTATGACCTATTAGCAAATGACGAATTAGTTGATGTTCAATTAGTTTTAGCAGGTGGTCATTCACAAACAGTTGGCGATTACATTATTGACAATGTAGCAGCTATAAGACGTGATTGTATGGTATTCATTTCACCACAAAAAGCTAACGTAGTTAATAACACTGGTTCAGAATTATCAAGTGTTGTAGCAGAAATAACAGGTGCTAACTATACTAGGTCAGCATTTGCTGTTATGGATTCAGGCTGGAAATATATGTTTGATAAATATAACGACGTATACAGATGGGTTCCATTAAACGGTGATGTTGCAGGAACTTGTGTAGTTGCAGATGCTGAGGCTGACCCATGGTTCTCACCAGCAGGTAGCTCTAGAGGAGCAATTAAAAATGCAGTTAAATTAGCATGGAGTCCTAAGAAAGCAGATAGAGACACGCTATACAAAAACAGCATTAACCCAGTTATTGGTGACCCAGGAGCAGGTATTATTCTTTTCGGAGATAAAACATTAACTGCTTCAACAGGTGCATTTAGCAGAATCAACGTAAGACGACTATTTAATACAATTGAAAAAGCAGTTTCAACGGCAGCTAAACTTCAATTGTTTGAATTTAACGACGCCTTTACACGTGGACAATTTAGGTCTCTAGTAGAACCTTTCTTAAGAGATGTCCAAGGACGTAGAGGAATATACGACTTTAGAGTTGTATGTGATGAAACAAACAATACAGCAGATGTAATTGATAACAATGAATTTAGAGCAGACGTGTTTATTAAACCTGCTAGAAGCATTAACTTTATTACATTGACTTTTGTAGCAACAAGAACCGGCATTTCGTTTGAAGAGCTCGGAGCGTAACATAAATACCCAACTAGGAGAAATAAATGAATATTGAAGAATTTAAGGCAAGACTAGGGGCAGGGGGAGCTCGTCCTAATCAGTTTAGAGTCGAACTTACTTTCCCAGGTTATGTTACAGGTGTTGATTCATCTTTCAGTTTGCTAGTAACAGGTGCAGCTTTGCCCGCAAGTAATGTAAACCCAGCTATCATTCAGTATAGAGGTAGGGAAATTAAACTTGCAGGTGAAAGAATATTTGACCCGTGGACAATTACTATTGTTAATGATACAGACTTCTCTTTAAGACGTCCTTTCGAAGATTGGATGAATGGTCTTAATGATAGAGAGTCTAACACAGGTATTCAAACACCAAGTGATTATCAAACAGATGTAGTTGTTAAGCATTTAGATAGAAATGACGACGTATTAAGAGGCGGAACTTATACATTAAGAAACGCTTTCCCAATTAATATGTCTGAAATTGCATTGAACTATGCACAGAACGATATATTTGAAGAATTTACAGTAACATTTCAATATACACACTACGACGTCGTTTAAGCGACTAGTGGAGTAATAACATTATGGAAATTTTTGGTTTTGAAATAAACCGTAAGAAGGACACGGCAACGACTAAATCGTTTGTCCCTAAAGACGAACAAGGTGCCATAGATAGTATCCGAGGTGGAGGCTACTATGGCACATACTTTGACGTTGAAGGTGTCGCGAATACGGAAGAAGCATTAATAAAAAGATATAGAGATATATCTATGATGGCTGATGTAGATGCAGCTATAGAAGATATCGTTAACGATTCGATATCTAACCTAGAGGATGAAAGGCCTTTAGAGATAGACACAGATAAAGTAAATGTGTCTGCAAGTGTTAAAAAAGCTATTGCAGAAGAGTTTGATAATGTGCTTAAAATGTTTGATTTTAACAACAGAGCACAAGACTATTTTAGAAGATGGTATATAGATGGCAGAATTTATTTTCACAAAGTAATAGATACTGCATCACCAAAACAGGGCATCAAGGATATTAGATATATTGACCCACGTAAGATTAGATTAATACGTGAAGTCAACAAGGAAAAGGACGCTAAGACAGGCGTTCAATTTATTAAGGACACGAAAGAGTATTTTGTGTATGATAATAAAGGAATAGCTAGTAAGCCAGGTCAGTATTCTGCAAGTGTAAATGACAAGGCACTAAAAATTAGCAAAGACGCAATCGCGTATTGTCCCTCAGGTTTAGTAGACCAGGACAAAAATATTCCATTATCATTCCTTCATAAGGCTATCCGTCCTGCGAACCAACTTCGCATGATGGAAAATGCTGTAGTTATATACAGAATAACAAGAGCACCTGAGAGAAGGATATTTTATGTCGATACTGGTAACTTGCCAAAGATAAAGGCAGAACAGTATTTAAAAGACATAATGGACAGGTATAGAAACAAGTTAGTATACGATGCTAACACAGGCGAGATAAGAGATGATAAGAAATTTATGTCCATGCTTGAGGACTTCTGGATGCCTAGACGAGAAGGTGGCAGAGGAACAGAGATACAAACTCTACCAGGCGGACAAAATTTAGGTGAAACAGGAGATGTTGATTACTTTCAAAAGAAACTATATCAAGCATTAAATGTTCCTGTATCACGTTTAGAACAACAGGGCGGACTAAACTTTGGTCGTTCTGCAGAGATTAATAGAGACGAACTTAAATTTACAAAGTTCGTTGCTAAGTTAAGAAAAAGATTTAGCACATTGTTTGATGATATATTAAAAACACAATTAATATTAAAGGGTGTTATTAATGAAGAAGATTGGTCGGATATAAGAGAAAACATCCAATACATCTTTGCATCAGACGCTTACTATA